GAATACCAGCGTCTAATAATTGACGGAGAGCCGCCGTTGCCGTACGACTCAATCCGCCAATCATATGAATGAGTCCAAAGCCATAAAATCCAAGTCCTGGCAGAAATTTGAAGTGGACAAAATATTGGATCTTATTTTTCTTTAGATCATCGGGCGCATAGTTCCTTCTAATAGAAAGAACTTTCCTACTACCTTCTTCGACTGTTACGATGTAAGGTAATTTTATTCCTGTTGGTCCATCTGTTCCAACATCTTCGAAACCTTCTAAGTCTAAGTTTACATGACACTCTAACAAAGTGTACATTGGCTCGTTCTTACCAGTTTTTTTAGAGCCTTCTAACTCACGTTCTTTTTTCTCGATCTCTCCATTTGTAACGTCTGTTCCCGGAGGACCTAATTCAACGTCAGAATAGAAACCACTGACTTGTTGTTTCCTTAATTCGTTTTCTGAAATTTTTACTCTATGAATAATCGCTTCCGCATCTTCTAATGAGGTAGCAGTATACGGAACGATTAATTCATCTGCTGGTACAAACTTAGATACGACTCTACCCATTGGTACATCGTAGTATACTTTTTTAAATGTTGATCCAGCTAATGGTAAATGAAATAACATTGAATCAAATTCTGATTCGTATTCTTTCATCTGATCCATAATTAAATAATTCATGTAATCTTTTACACGCTCAGACTGTTGCTCTGTTCCAGGATTTTTAACACCTATAATTTGTGTTCTAACTGGTCCGTCTGCAGGTAATAATTCTTTGTAAGCTTGTGCTTGAAACTGTGTAACCGCTTCTGCAAGAACTGGGTGTGTTGCACCTGAAGCTCCTTGAAACGGTTCAGTTCTGTTTTCGTATTTGAATCCTAATAAATCTAAACCAGTTGTATATGCATTCTCCCAATCTTTTCTAGACGATTTGTAGTCCATGTAATTTTGAACCATTTCATTTCCAATTGGTTCTAAATTTTCTTCTGGTAATATATCTGCTAAGTTATCGAAATGATTTTCTGTGCCCGGTATATTTATAGCTCCCGGTTCAAAGTCGATTGTTGCACCACCGTCTTCTTCTGGTAATACTTCTACTGGTCCTTTTTGTTCTTCTTGTTGCTCCTGAACACTAACTTCTTCTGCCATTTCTTCTTCCGAAGGAATGTCAATTTTAGTACGAGTGTTAGGGAGTCCTTTATCTATATCTGCCATTTAATACTCCTATATGTTCTTAACACGTTTCATTAGACCTTGCAACCCTTGTGGGTTTGGTCCTGATTCTGGTGGTGGGCCTTGATCCACACCAGCTAATTTTGCAATACCACCACCTGCCATGTTAATTGAATCACCAAAAAATGTATCGGATGCTCCCATAAATCCTGGTTGATTAAACAACTGTCTAAATTTTTCTTGATTAATTTCTTGTTGCATCTGTTGTTCATTAGGAGGCACTATATTAAATTCTTTAGCTAAATCTCCATACGCTTTTTTATATTCATCTAAAGTTGGAAGATCTGGTTTAAAATCTCTGTAACTTGTTAAAGGAGTTCTATCAGGTCTTTGCATTGGTAACGCATCAGAACTTAAACCAGAAAAATCATCTTGTAACATTTCATTTAATTGATTTGCATCTACAAATTGTCTTCCAATACTTTGTAAAGAAGTTGCAGCATCTGCATCTTGTCGTTCTGCTGTTTTTCTATTAAATTCATTTTGTGCTACTTCAAACCCACCTTGTGCATTTATTCTAGTTTCCATTCTGCCAAGTTCTCTTTCAGCAACTTTTATTTTGTTATTTATTTGTCTTACGTCACCAGCTAAATTACCTACATAATCAAAAGCACCACCACCACTCATTGCTTCTAAATTATTTCTTTGTTCAATTAATTTATAATACTCTTCAACTTTTCTGTTATAGTCACCTAACTCTTGAGCGCCTGAACTTAGACCAGACCTTAATTCAAATAATTTTTGACGACCAAGTTTTTCTCCTTTCTCATCATAAGCACCACCAGCAATATTACTTAACCAAGAATCTTGCCATGATTCTTTAAAAGGTGTTCCGCCTGTTAGTGTTTTGTTTACTGCAATCATACCTTCTAATAATACATCACCAGCTAATCCATAAGGACCGAGCACATCTTTTAATAGCGCCATATTCTTACCAACAGATGCAACCTTCATCATTTTATTAAAGTTAGCTTTCTGTGCAGGTGAATCTATTCTTTTTTCTTTTATAACTTTAGCACCTTCTGTCATACAAACTTCTGGTGATAAACCATCTTGAAATTGTATTCTTCCACCATATGCTTTACCTTTACCTGGACAACCTATTTTAGCTAAATAACTTTCTACTGTTTTAACAGTAAATTTATCACCTTTAGCATATTCCATAGCTTTATCTCTTATAAGATCAAATTGTCTTTCTGGATTTACATAACCACCACCATATATTTTACCATCAGCACCTCTAATTTTAGCACCTAAATTTTTTAATTCTTCGTTATCAGCTTTTGAAAGAAAACCATCTTCTAATAATTTACTTTCAAACCTTCTTACTTTGTCATTTACTGCTCCAGTTAATAATTGAATATCTTTTGTTGCATTTGCTCTTGCAACATCACCAGCTCCCACACCACTTATGTGATGTCTGACGATTTGTTTTTCTATAAGTTTTGGTTTAGTTACAGTTGATAATTTATCATAATATCTTTCATGACTTAGTATATCATTTAAAGTTAACTGAGTTCCTTTTTTTTCTAGTAATTTTGTAATTCCTTTTTCGTCTAATATTTTTTGAAGTATAGCATTAGGTTCTTGTTTAACTCTTTCTGTAATATCTAAAAATTTTGCAACTTTGTTGTAATCTTTATGTTTTGACCATGACGCTGCACCATCAGGTGTATTTTTGTTTAACCCATAATAAGTTAAACCTTGACCAGAAGAAGTGTTATCTTTAAAACCTATTATAATATTTGTTCCTTCTTTAAATACAGGTTCATAAGTTAATGCGTCTACACCCTTTTTTAAAACTCTTGTGCCATTTTCCAACAATGTAGTTTGATTTTTATAAGCTCTTTCCATAGCAGCCATCATCCATCCTTTAGCAGATCCACGATCAGCAGCTATTGTATATTTAACAGGTCCTTCTAATTTACGTTCTATTCTTTTTTGAAGATTTCTATATTTTGTAGAATTAATACCAAATTTAAATTTATCAAAATCCCAATTTTTAACACCTTGTGGTAATTCAAAATTATCCATTACAATAGCGCGTTGTTCTAAATTTAACGTATCTTTTTTAAAAATTTTAAAATCATAATTTTTGTAAGAATCAAATATTTTTTGATAATCTGGATTCATTCCTGGTTTACCCTCTATGCTTCTAGGAACTCCAAATCTAGGATAGTTATCAAAATCTAATTTTATATTATTGGCCTCTGCAAATTTAATTAATTTATTTTTTTGTTTTTTAGGAAGAGGGGCTCTTTGTGATTCTCTGTATTCAAAAGTATCTTTACCTCTGTTTCTATTAACAGCTGTATTGTAAACTGTAACTACGTCATCTGGTTTTGTTAACTTGTCGTAATTTTTACCAAACAATTCTTGTGAATATTGATTAAAAACTTTTAATCTTTTTTTATCTATAGTTTTCTTTTTAGTTTTTCCTTTTGATACAGCATACCCAGGTCTAGATCCATCAGCACTTGGTTGCACTAACATACCACCACCTGCCATTGGATTACGGTCCATGAAATCATCGATAGCTTGTTTCTCTAATGCTCTTTCTGGTCTACCTATTTTATCTGCTGTTGTAAGAACACCAGATAAGTCTATGCCTTGTTGTTCTTTTACAAGTTCTATAAATTCATCTAATTCCATTACTCACCTAACATTCTTGCGATACCGCCTGATGCAAACGCGTCATCGAAATCAGGTTCTGGGTATTCAACAATTTCTTCGCCTTGTCTATTAATAATAAAATCTGATTCAGCCTCACCTTCACCTTGTGATATGGCTCTAGCTTTGTCTTTTCTTTTTTTAATTTGTACAATTTCTTTTAGTGTAGGTTTTTGACCTGTTGCGTATTGTTTTAATTTTGAAACATCAGATGTTAAATCTTTAATACTTTGACCACCACCTTCATCAATGTCTATGTTATAATCATCAGGGCCATCGGCTCTTGCAACAGGGATGCTTTCTGAAGTGTCAAACTCAGCTCCTGGTCTTGGATCTCCTTCATCAGGATTAGGTTTTTTATATCGTAGTTCGACTGGATCTCCGTACATATTTTCTGGATTTCTGTATTCAACTCTGACAGCTCCTGCATCTAAATCTTGTGTTACTATTATAGAAGTATCATCAGATCCAGGTGTTCCTGGAGGAAATTTTTTACCACCTGTACCTTCTTCTAAAACTTTCATGTGTACGATTTCTCTGTCTTTGGTTGCAAATTTTTTAGTAACATCCTCACCTTCGATAATAACTTTGTTAACTAATTGATCAAACCATTCTGGTTTACCCGGTACATCATCTGTCTTAATGATTGGAAGTTTCTTATAACCTTTAACTGTTTTTAATGGTTTAATAATTTTACCCACAATTGGTATTGCTGCAAGTCCTGCAAATATTTTTAAAAAAGTTCTTCTAGTCATTCCTGATCCTTTTTTTAGACCGATACGACCACCATCAGCGTTTAGATCTCTTTTCTTTTTGCCACCTGTCTCCATGTTCTTTAACACGTTTTCTAATTCTAAAATTCCTTCGTCTGTTAGTTTTGGTGTGTTAGGCATTTTTGTAATATCCATTGCAAGTTGAGACATTGCTGTGGCAGCTCTATCAGCTTCTGCTTCTGACATATTTAATTCTTTCATCATTCTTTCTTTAATTTCATTTTTGTATGCTAAAATTTTATCATCTGTTCTTTTTAAATTTTTAGCTGCATCCAACATATCTCTTACTAATTGAACTCTGTCTTCACCCATCTTGCTTTGAAAATTTTTAACCATATCACTTGCCATGATACCTTCTTTAATATTAACTTTTCCCTGAAGTCTAGGGTCGTCTAACATTGTATTTAAAGATTTTGGATTTACCATTTTTAAAACGTCAGAAGGGTATTGAACTTTGTCACTTTTATTACCCATGTAGTTTAACATTTGTCTTAATGTTGCAAGACCTTTTGGAAGTTTGCTTCCCATAAAGAAACCAGCACGACCGCCTTTTGCATATAGACCAGGCATTTGTAATAACTGATAAATTTGATTAAGTCCTTCAAGTCCAAGTTCTGCTGCTGCCATATTTTTACCACCTAACAAACTAACAAGTCTATCTGTTATACCAGTTCCACTTTTTAAACCAATACGTCCACCGTCTGCATTTAGTTTACGATCTTTAAGTAAAATAGGACCAATCTTTTTTTCTATCTCTGTTCTAAGTTCTTTACCACTAGGAAATTCAAAACCAGGATTTTCTCTAGCTTTCTCTATAGTTTCTTTTAACATTTCTAATTCCCTAGCTTTTTTATTTTTTTCAGTGTTACCCACCATAGTTTTTAAAAATTTTCTTCTTTCCATAAATTCTTTAAGTAACTTACTAAGTCCACCTTTAAAACCAACACGACCACCTGTTGCATACTGCATGTCTTCTTCGGTTATCTCTGGATTAGTTATAGAATCTTTTGTAACATCATATAAATTTTTTAACTGCACTGCTCTTCTAAAATCTATTCCTGCAATTGTAGGATTGTATAAATATGCACCTGTTCTAAGTATGCCTCTTGTGATAGGGTTGTTTAAACGGCTCTCTTTTATTCTATCAATTACATTTGGTCCTTCTGTAATTCTTCTTATTTCTTTTGGAGTGTAACCTGCATTAACTAACATTTGAACCATGTTCTGATCACTACTACCTCTATCATCTACTGGATCTGGTCCTCTAGTTCTGCTTGTAGTAACACTACCACTCGGAGAAACGTTAACACTTCTAGCTGTGGCTGCTCTTGTAGGTGTAGATACTGTTCCCATATCAGCTCCACCTTTAAAACCAATACGTCCACCGTCTGCTTTGTCATCTCGCATTTTATTTTTTAATGCTTCTATCTTATCAATTAATGGTTTTGCTCTTTCTCTAAAACCAGGAAGATTAGGATTTAGATTACCTAATTTAGTTTCTGTTCTTATAATTTCTTTTTGGATCTCTGACATGTTTGTTGTGTCATAGTCCTCAATACCGTAAACGTCTTCTCTGTTTTTTCGATTTAAAATTTTTTGAATTGAATCTTTGTTGTCTTTTTCTAATCTTGCAGCTATCTCTGCTTCTGTTTCTACAGCCTCACCACCCATGATCTGTGATCCTTTTGGTATTTCTTTACCTTGCATGTCAAATACTTGTGCTGACTCTGCGTTTCTGATTCCTGATACATCTGTGTTTCTTATGGCTTGTGCTTCAGCAGCTTTTATTTGATTCAACAACATCTTTAATTGTTCTTCACTAGTAATGGCTCTTGGATCAATACCATTACGCATCAACAAATCTTCTAACATTGCTGCTTGGAAATCTACTTTTCTAGGATCTGATAGTGTAATCATAATGCCGTCGTCAGAACGACCGGCTACCATTTTAGCGATAAAGTTTTTAATGATTGACTTACTCATTATTTTTTTCTGGCCTTTCCTTTTATCTCTGATGTAGAACCAGAACGTTGTGCTCTCTCTGCAAGTTTTTTATTTTTCGTTCCAACTATATAACTATATTTTTGAATTTGTTTTTTGAGTTGATTGTTAGACATGTTTTGAATGTCGATATATTCATCAACACTTAACAATTCTTTTGGATACTCCTTAGACTTACCTGTAAGAGGATTTTTTATTTTTATTTTTCTATTTTTTAATTTTTTAGGTAGAGTAAGTTTTTTACTTTCTCTCATAAAATCCATAAGTTTGTCAGCTTTATCTGCTTTAGAAGTAAGTAATTTTTTAACTAACCCTGCACCTACGAAACCTTGTCTATGGTATTTATTTGCCATTAATAATAATTCCTTTTAGTTTTCTCGACTTGTTCGTCGATATAATCTTCAGGGTGTTGTATTAACCCACCTTGTCTGAATCGCATGATGGCTTGTGTGGTTGAGTCCACCAAATCATCATGGTCGCCGTAGGGAAATGCTGCGCACTCTTCCATGACATCGTCTGCGAATTTCTGCTCCGGACACCATATCATACCAGATTCAAACAAAGGTGCAACAGAATTAACACGAGCGTGTTTGTCGTTTCCTTTTGATGGTGTGAAGTTTACAACCGGTATATCCATGTTCCGTAATTCGTAAGTTAAGGGCAAACCACTAGCTTTTGCCTCAATAATTACAGACTCAGGCATCCAGTATTTATATTGTTCTAACGCAAGTCTTCGAAGTTCTGGAAACTCATAACGTCCCTTGACTGCATCAAGGAGCATTAAATTAGCTGGTTGGTCTTCATCTGGATAGAATACTCCCCATGTTGTTATCGCACTGTAGTCTGCTGTTTCTTTTTTTAAAAACGCAGTATCATAACTTTGTATTACATGATGTAATGTAGGTATCCAATCGTT